GTCTTTAATTCTGCATAGGTTGATATACTCATACGTTACCACCGCCTGTTCTAAAATATCGATTGTCAATGTCGTTTAACCATGCCTTCCACTTTTTCTGTGCCTCTGGATTATTATGTGGATCACCAAACTTTTTCATTAGATCCATGTAAACCATACTTGGTATTTCAGCTACCTGTTGCCAGTGATTTTGTGTGTTGCCGATTAATCTACCTTTTCGATATTCATTCATTTTTGCTTTATTTATATCCAGTACCTCATTAATATGTTGCTTTTCCTCAATGGTGTAACCACCATCAGGATTGTCATGCATCCATATTTCTTTTTGGCTGTATGGATTTTTTTCAATTAATCTTTTCATAAAAAAACCTTTGTTAGGGAGGCCGAAACCTCCCTATCTATTTGTGTTATTAAGATCCATTTAGACCGATCACTGAGGCATGAGCCTTCGGTGCTGTCGGCATATATGTCCACTCATAAACAATCTGGTGCTTAATTGAATCACCAGTTCTTGCTAACTCGCTTTCGACAAAGTTTCTGCCATCAAGATTACCAATCATAATGTGATCAGGATCAATGATATGAAGTTTGTTATCAGACATAAACCTACTCATTGATATTGCTAACTGACCAAAATCATTGAGAACCACAGAAATGCTTCCAATAAATGAAGGAGCAGTATTTGCTGTTGCATTGACCTGATTTGTTACTAAGTTTGTGCCTGCCTGAGATAAGGCTGAAATATTCGCCTTATTGGTTGCATCACAGAGCAACATACGAGGGTTACCTCCATCTTGCCATGCTTGTTGTGTAGCATTGTCAATCTTCGCTAATGTAAGCGGAGCCTCAGTTCCATCTAAATCACAACTATTTGCTCCATCACCAGTTCCAAATGAAATGTCTGATGGTGAGGCATCACCATTTGTAATAAATGTTACAAATGTAGCTGATTTTCTTGGATCAGATCCAGATTTTGCTACGTTTAGATCAGTAATAATCTTCTCAACATCTCGTCTCAACTCAAGACCTTTTAAGACTTTTTGATAAGCAGTTTCTTTGTCTCTACCTGCTTTATCAACAGCCTCTAATGTTCCAGAGATTTGGAAATCTTTGACTGAAATTTGAGTATTATTAGTTAATCTTGTAGTCGCTGTAGGTGTTGCAAAACTTGCATCTGCACCTTCATTGACTGCGTTTTGATCTGCTGTGGCTAACTCTTGGACTTGCCATTCAGTTAGTGTACCCTTAACAGTTGTCTTTTTTGCTGTAGAGAAAAAAGGTGTCTCTGTAGTATCTAGTCTGTAGATAATATCAGAGAGATCCTCTCTTTCACCAACAGCATTAGCTGTAGTAAATTGTGCCATTATTAACTCCTATTGGCTATTTTTTTTGATTTAAAAGATATTCGACAGCATTGTCGAAATTGCTATTTTTCAAAAACTTGTCTCTTACCGCCTTGTTGTGGCTTGATACAATTTCTGACTTTGTTCTAGGAGTTCCTGCCTTCACCATTTTTGGTGCTTGTTTAACCTTCTTAACTAAGTTAGGTTTTTTCTTCATAAGATTATCGAATTTCATGGCCTTCCTCAATGTTACAATTGCTCTGTGATCAACAGCATTTGCTATTTCTTCATCAGTGTAACCAATGACAGATTTGGCATATTCAATGACTTCCTTCCTCTCATTATTCATGACCTTCTCACTTTTCCACTCAGGGATTTTTTGCAACATATTGTCGTACTCATTCTTCATATGCTGATTAAACTTGATAACATTTTCTTCGTTTTCTCGTTTCGTGATTTGGTCGATCTCTGCTTGAACTTTCTTCCTCTGATCCTGTCTTATAGACCAATCAGTATAGATTGCGTTAAATTCTTCCTGAGATCTTGTTTTACGCAGTTCATCCCAGTTTGGTTCATCAACTTGTAATTGCTTATCAAGCTGTGCTAAACCTTGTTTAAACCTGTCTTGCAGTTGTTTCGTTTCGGCTTTTTCTGCCTCAAACGATTTACGATCTTGATGCAAGTTGTTTAACTCTCTGTGGAATTTCTTTTGCCTCATGTGACCATTCAAAGCCTCATCGAGGGTTACCTCTTCTTCTACACCATCAACTTTGATTTTGTAGAGAGTAGGAGCCTCTTCCTCGACTTCTTCAGTATCACCTTCTTCAAAAGTTGTATCTTCTGCCTCATCGCCCTCATCGGCCTCTACCTCTTGACTTTCATCAATGGCTTCCTCTTGCTCTTCGGTTTCTGATACTTGAGCCTCTTCTACAGGCTCGGCCTCACCATCTGTAGGAGTTACCTTGTTCTCGGTTTCCAATGGTAATAACATCTCTTGTACTGCTGAATTTATATCCAGTGCTTTATTTTCTTCACTCATAATTACCCCTAATTAAGTGTTGTTTTTCTACCAATCAATTCATTCAATTGGCTCTCAGCTAACCTTCCATTACCGCTAATGCCTGTCATGGCATCTTTAAGTGCCTGTAATGATTGGTATAAATAGTAAATTCTTTCTCTTTCTTCGCTGTCCTTCATACTGGACATTTTCCACGCAGATAAAAATTGTTCTTCAAGATTTGCAAAAACCTCTGTAAACATTGGGTTTTTTATAATTGCATCGACCTGCTTGCCTTTATCAATCTGCTCTCTTAATCTACCCTCTTTTGACATTTAGGAACTCCTAAATGGTGTAAAACCAAGCAAGTTTGGTGGTTTCTTAAATATTGATGGTCTGGTTGCAAATCTGCTCATAAACCCTTGATTTGCTTGATTATAATCAAACCCCTGTGGTAAATTCGATGGTGCTGTATTTAACAAAGAATAATTTCTTACAAACGCAGGTGCATTCATATCTGGTGGATTTTTTGGTGTTCCTGCAACATCATCTGCCCTTGTCTTTAACCTGCAAGCCTGTAGATCATTATCAAATACATATCCATCAGGACATTGCTCTTTGCCTGTAATTGGGTTAGTGATTGGTGGTGTAGTTGCACTTTGTCCATTTTCACCATCACTCATTGTTGAGGTATTATTTGGGTCTAAATCTGGTATTCCTGTATAAACTTGTGCATCAGGCAACATACCCTTCATAAATGAAGGCAATGCACCGAATGCAGGAGCATTTTGTATACTTCCCATGACACCACCAATTGAACCATCTGGACTAAATACAGGAGTTCCTCCTCTTGATAATTGATTTGCAATTGAATTTTTCAATCCAAATATATCACCTGCACCAACATTTATATCTGCCATCCTAGATGTAAAAGGAGCATCTACTGCTGTACTCATTGGATTTTGATCAAAGAAACTTTGCTCTCTTGCAAAATCCTGTTGTGCAAGTGTATTACCTACTGTATCCAATCCCATATCCTGAGCAGTCACATTGCCAAGATTTGCACCTAATGCCTGCCCACTGGCATATGCATTTTGGATGTCAGCTTGTGCTTGTTTATAACTTGCTTCAACATCTGGACTAGAAAACCCAATACTATCGCTTGGATCGCCTACATTAGTACCACCTCCACCAAATGCTCCAGTTGCCTGATCATCTGATCTTTCTTGTGCCTCAATGCTTTCGTCAGAATCACTTGAACTATCGGTACTTTCACCCATAGATATTCTCCTATGCTACTTTTTTACCTGACATGGCTGTGCCTACTTTTTTTCTTGAAGGTCTGAACCAATGCCCTTTTATATTTTCACCAAAATTTTCTTTTATGTATTGTCTCATGTTGCGGACTATTTGCCTTGTCTGACCAAATGGAGCCACAAACTCTGCCAGATATAAATTTTTACCTGACTGCCAATCATTAGCTTTCATCCTGTATTCTTCTTTTAACAATTTTTCTAAAATTTCATCACTTACCCATGCCCACAAACAAAAGCCAAAAGGGTCGTTATTATTGTACCAAATCCTATATTGACCATGATACATCGGAGGAACTATGACCCTCTTGACTTGATGCATTTTCCAATGATGGTGAAAGTCCGACAACATCAGGAGATACAATACATCTCCTAATATATTTTTATTGCCTTGGAAGGTTTGTGGATATTTCACTGTCTGTGACTGCTTTTGCAACCCTAAGTTCTGCCTCAAGTGCCAACTCCTGTCTGCGTATTTCTAAATCAGCTATTGCCTTTTCTTTCTTCAACTCTATCTCAGCATTAGCCTTCATCCTGTCTAACTCGATTTTCGCTTCGAGTTTGATTTTCTCTGCCTCAATTTCGGCTTGGACTTTTGCAATTTCTGGGTCTTGTTGGGCAGGCTGTTGTCTTTGCTGTTGCTCTTGAATTTTTTGCTGAACCAATTGCGGAGGATTGAAAAACTGGTCTGTATCTTTGAAACCAAGTACATCCACAATCTGCCTAAGTGTATTCGAGTACTGAGCCATTCCACACAATGGGTTATCAATTCCCAAAGTCTGCAT